TGATATTGAATAAATGAACCAAGTTCCATATCTACAGTACTTTGAGTTTGTTGCATATTACCAGCTAACTTTCCAGTAGCAGCCCCTTTTTTACCTTCTTTAAATGGGTCATAAAACCAAATTTTATGATTATGGACATAGTTAAGCCATTTACTCATCTTCCATCCATCAGGAATATCCATAAGAGAAACCTTCATTATCTTACCATAATTCAAGCTAATGGCATTAAGAGTTCTTTCCATAATCATATTGTAGATATATTGATAAGGTTTCATTCTATCCATCAAAGACATTGCTTTGTTAGAATTTACACTCATACATCCACCTACTACAGGGGGATAACATCTAGAAGGATTAGCTCTTTCTCTAAGTTGTACTGGTCTAGCTCTCATTCTTAGATAACTATCTTTACCTATCTTATGTCCTTCCCACCATTCTCCAATAAAAAATTTTTCGTATGTTTCTCCTATAGCCTCATTAATTTCATACTTTCTATCTTCTACTCTACATTTTTCATTTCCCATTTCATCCATAAAAGTTATAAGTTTCATTTCTCTATAACTTTTCCAAAATACTTTTAATACTCTATGATTACCATAAATATCTACAGGCATGCCAGCTTTATGTGAACTTAAATGATGACCTGATTCAAAATCTTCAGTTCTATAAACCTCTTCTTCAGCATTTCTAATGTAGTAATCTGGAATAGGAGCAGTATAAGGATTACTATCTCCAGCTACATTACTACCTTTTTTTCTATTCTTTTTAGGATGTCCTTCTAATTTAGCAATGTCATCTTCTTTTAACTCATCCCAATAATAATCTAATATCTGACCAGGACTCATATAATCCTCAACCATAATTATATCAGCGTGATGAGTAAATGGACTACTTCCATTTCTTAAAGTATAAACATTAAGAGGATTGAGTCTTTCAAATACTAAATCTTCATACCCTTTTTTTCCTATAATATCAATTAAAAAATGTTCTTCCCCAGCAATTTCTAAATCTAAAAATCCTTGAGCCATTTTCCTGTCAAAATCCTCTTTAAGCATTTCACTATTAAGGATTCTATTTCCAGTAATTTCTCTTTTATCTTGATAGGTTCTATTATCAGCAGTTATTTTTTGTAATTTTTGCTCTATCTCTTCCTGAGAATTATTCTTTTTAAGAGCTTCAACAATTACAGAGTTTAGATTTTGTTTTAGTACCTCTTCTTTCTCACTGATAGCATCAAAATTTCCTATTCTAAGCGTAAATGGAAAATCTCTTTTTAAGTATTCTCCATATAGTAAATCAATTTTTACATTAGCAATAGGATGATTTTGTGGAGTAGTAGGAGAAGTAAAACCAGGAATATTAAATGGGTTATCAATCTTAGCCATGTCTTCAGGGTCTAAGATATTATTATACAAATTGTAATTAATTACTTTATTACTCCTAGATTTTCTAAGACTACCAGTGTCATCCATCAGGAGTCCATCTACAGCATCTATACAATCCTTAGCCCATTGTTTAGTTTTATTTTGGGTTCTCTGGGAAGGGAAGTTTTTCAATCCTATCATAAAGACTCTTTTATACAAAAATATGCTAAAAATCTATTATGTCTTCATAACTAACATTTGTTTGAACTTTGACTTTACTTCCTATATCGTCTCCAAAGATTCTATTACTTAAAGCAAAACTTTGTTCTACCCAACTACTATCATACTCTCCTGTAAAAAATGGGTCAGTACTTACATCTCCTAATTCATCATAACTAAAAGCACTTTCTATTCTTTTCAGCATAGACTCTCTATAGATCATTAACATGCCCATAGCAGAAACCCTATCAAAGTTATCATCTGGATTCCACATAATAAGTTCTTTGATAAGAGCAGTACTTCTAAGTGTGTGTAAGTTTAAAATTCTATTTAAAGGCTCTCCATCTTCATCATACTCAGTATCTCTAAGTTTAATAAGCCAATCAGCTAAAAGTTTTCTAGCATACTTATTCACAAACTCAGTAGCCCTAGTACCATATTGATTATTTCCTTTAAGTGCTCCAGTAAGTAATTCAACATCTCTAAGTATTTGTGGAGTAGGAGCTAACAAGTGAACTCTATTGGTATTAGAAGCATAAACAAAAAATCCTTTTAAGTTATTTTCATAGTTAGCTGTAGCATTGTAATACTCTATTAAAGTCAAACAAGTTTCATAAAACTCATTTGCAGTATCAGGTCTACCAGTATATTCAGCTACTATCTTATCATTCCATAAATCAAAAATGAATATTGAACCTAAAGATGTACCTTCATCAGCATCATAAGGGTCAACTCCTGCAATATATCTATAAGCTGGAATTTTACCATCACCTCCTCTTTGAGGCATGACATACATTTCAATAGCTCCTTTTCTATCTGCAGTTTTAGATAAAGGCCAATCTCTTATAACTCTTTTATCAGTTTCATTTTTATATTCAATAAACCCATTAGAATTTCTTTTAAGTTCTCCATAATAATGAGGGGAAATAAATTCAGCTAACTTAGGTTCTACTTCATTTTCAAGATAAATTCTTAAATCATTAATAGGAAAAAGAGAACCTTCTTTTCTTAATACAGCTTCTTGTGGAGTAATAGGATGTTCAGCTTTAGCTTGGATATATAAGTTAGGGTCACTAGATTGTTTAACTACCCACCTATGTAAATAGATTTCAATCATAGCTTTTACAATATCAGATACTCCATCTTTATTATGGCAATTAAATCTATTAAGATAAGCTCCATAAAAAAATCCTACTTTTCTATCTCCAGTAGCTTTTCTATCACATACTCCAGGAATACCATAAATATTTAAAGTTCCAGGTTCATAATAAGCAGTATATAAACCTTTAAAGTTTTTTAACTCATCTCCACCTGTACCTCCACATACCATGTGACCAAAAGCAATTTCTCCATCTTCTACTGAAGGTCTTTCTACTTGCCAAGCTGTAATAAATCCTGGCATAGAACCAACTTCTTCCCATTTAATTTTACTTCCCCTTTTACCCCTGGCTTTTTGTGGGTTATTGTTAATAGTAACTCCATAAAGCTCATTCAAACTCCCATATATTTGACCATCTTGTTTATATCCCATTTGCCAGTGCATATCTGACAAAGAGTTCTTGAGTCTACATATTCTGGGAAATTCAGTATTTTCACCTATAGCAGTTTTGGCTTCAACAAACTTTGTAAGAATACCATCTTTATCTAAGTACTCTTTACTATCTGCAATAGCATAAGTTTTTACAGGAGATTTAGTTTCCCAAGTTTCAATACTAGCTGAAAGAATAAAATCTCTAGCCATATCAAAACTTTCCATAATAGAATATCCTACTCCCCTAGACTTTAAAATACTACTATGCTTTCCATTATCAAAACTTCTTCTTTTATAATGAAACCATAGATAAGCTCCTTCATGAGTTTTAGGAATTTTCTTAATCCTATCACCTCTTTTACTCCTTTTTCTTTGTTGAGTTTGATAGATTACTCCAAAATTCCAAAACCAGTATAAATCCCCAGGTATCCATTCTCCATCCTCTCTTACCTTATCCTCAAAACATTGGTATATCTGTTCTTTCCAGAATCTTCTATACTTACTCATAGGATGAGGGTTCTTATTATAGTTAGTATATTTTCCCTCTTTATCTAACTTGTAAGCCAGCTCTCTAAAATACTCCATATTTTCCAATATATGAGGAGCAGCAAAATCTACTATAATTTTACCATCTTCATCTTTAGGCATATCTTTAGCTTTCCTTCTTTCAGGAGATACAAGGTTTTTTAGAAAAATAATGGTATTTATATCATTAGCAATCTGATCATATACCCAATTTACATCTTCAGTAGTCCAAGGCTCTTCTTTTCCTACTTTAGCATTAAAAGCTCTTTCAATAGAAGCTAATGATAATTCACTTTGATATTGATTAAACTCATACTCACTGTTATCTTTAACACTAAGCTTATGAACTATTATATCTTCTTTAGGCATTAATCAAATAAACTTTTTTCTTCATTTCCTACAAAATCTTTATCTTTATTCTTTTTAGTATAAACATCAATTTCGGCATTTCTAAGTTGCTCAGTCAATGCTCTTACATCTTTAAGAACTGCAGCTACAGACTTAGGTTCATTTACTAAAGTACCAGTTTTAGTTCTTTCACTAAAATTTAGATTTTCAAGATATTCTCTAATCTTAGCTACTGTAGCTCTAGCAGTTTTATATACAGATATAATATCGTCTTTTTCTTGATAATTTCTAGCCCACTTAACACACTTTAAAACAGTAGCATCTGGAATCCAATTATCAGGAAGTCCTACTACTACTCCTTCATCTAATATAGTTTTTTGCCTTACCATAGGATTACCTACTACATAAAACATAGAAGTAATCATACTCATGTAATATACAAAGCTTAACTCAGCTATTGCAATTTCTTTATTATCAGAAGTATCTCTTTCCCATACTTCTTTGAATGGAGCTAGTGTAAGTAACTCAGGTTCAATATAAAGTTCATAAGTTTCTTCATCTATTCTTAAAAAATGCATGAGTTCATTAATTCTTGAAATTTAATATACTCCATATTAACATAATTAGAATCTCCATTTCTAAATTCTAGATAAGTCAATCCATTTACCCATTCTTGATAACTTAATATATCTTCAGCTAGTACTGTTTTCTTTCTTATAATCAAATTATTAGTATCTTTAAATAAAGACTCTTTAGCTTCAGTGAGTTCTGCTGGAGATAATAAGTCATCCATTTTAGTCTCTAATTGAATCAACTCTAATTCATCATCAGTTTCATTCATTTTTTGATTTAACTCATGGAATTTACCTACTTGAATAGAATATCTATCATACAATTGCTGGGCTTTAGTATCTAAATATACTACCTCAAAATGAACAAATCTTGTAGAATATGCGCCATAAAAAGGTCTATAGGGAGAGTTATATAACTCTTGGCTTAAATTATTTTGCAAGTCTTCATTATTAGGGAAGTTTTCATTATTCTGCATTAGTGTTTATTTCTATTATAGTATTTCTTAGTTCTTTTATCACTAGGAATACCTACTATATTTCCTACAGCAGTTTCCTTATAATTAGGGTCTAAAGTAAATCCAGGATACCTAATAACAGTATACTCTGCATTAGCTTTTCTTTCATTCTTATCATCACAGAGAAATTCATAGTATTCTCCTTTATGTACATTAAGCCTTACCTTATAAAAGCCAGAAGGGAAGCTTATTACTTCCCCTCTTAACTTTCCTTCAACTTTTAAAAAATGGCTCAATATATCTATATGTCTTTTTCCTACCTTTTTACCCAAGGAATGAAACAAGTCCTTGACCTTAGCATCATCCAAAGATATGTCTTGTCCCTTAGTATTCATTTACAGACTTTCAATGATTTTAGTACCTTCATCAGATTTAGGAGCTGCATCTCCTAATCCA